ACAATTATGTGCTCCCAACGGCGGGGATACTCACGACCCAGGATCTTTACCAGCAGCAAACATTTGATGCTATAAAGAACTGGTGTTCCATGGGTGTTCAAAATCCCCTTCAGCCACCATACCAGACAAGGTCGTCGGGAAAGCTATTAAAGGTAGACAAAAGTCTGTCCTTACCTAGTCTTTATCCGACTTCTGCGCGAAATATGGTGGACGCGTACGTAAGTCGTATCATGCCAATGGGAATCCCATTGAATGATTACAACTACGGTGATTTGGCTATGGAGGCTTGCGAAAATGCGCGCATAATCGGTATGAATATGCTCGAATTCCTTCGCGACCTCCGGAATATCAAAGACTTGATACCCAAACTTCAGGCGCTTCGAGGCCTAAAAGGCGTGAAACGTTTGAAAGGGTTATCTGGAGATTACCTCCAGTACAAGTTTGGTATTCTTCCGACGATCTCTGATTTGAAAGAGATCGTCGCAGCGTTTCGTAGACGTCAGCTCCTTTACGTTGATCGTAACGGATACAACGTCTACACCGCTGGCCATAATTCTCAAATCGACGTAGATAACGTTCGTTATGAGAAGCTTCAACGCATCAAGTTAGCGATCGAGAACGAAGACAACGTGTTCGAAAAGTTATTAGATACTTTCGATTCGTTGGGTGTGCTACCTGATTTCCAGAACCTTTGGGAACTGGTATCATACAGCTTCGTTATCGACTGGTTCATTGATGTAGGCGACTTCTTGAAGCGAGTTGACACTCGTCTCAAGCTGCTCCGATTGAACATCCGTTACGTGACAATGTCATCAAAAACGGTTGTAAAGGGAGTCTTTACTCCTACAATCGACCAGCCTATATCGGGACCTATCGACTGGGTACACTATCACAGATGGGTATCTGATCAATGCCCCGTACCCCCTCTCACCTTGCAATCTAACACCGAGGGCTTCAACCATTGGTTAGAAGCCGGTGCGCTGATTATTCAGCGTATCCTATAACACTTCTAGTAAATTTTTATGCTAGAAGGTAGTAAGACTGCGGCTTTAAATCGCAGAGAAGGAGGCCACTATTATGGCAAAGGTAAAATCAACAGGTTACACCGACACTCCAGTTGATGGAGTAGCATCATTGACATTCCCTAGGGCGGTCCTAAATGTAGGATCCGACTTTAGGGTAAAGTCAAATAATGCTGGGAAAGAAGTTGTTATTACTAACATCACTTGTCCCGTCGATAGACCTGAGAAGGTCCGTATCGCCTATTCTGATATCGCTAATATTTATAGCGGAACCGGAATAGAGGCGTCGCTCGCTGCTCCTACAAAAAGAGGAGTCAGCGTGCTCGTGCAAGTAACAGAAGTTATTACTGTTACTGACGATACAGATCCTGATTACCGTATCGACTTACCAGTGTCGTATCATCTTGTAGTAAAGGTACCCGCAAGCGAGTACATTACTGCAGCTGACGTACAAACTGGATTAGGTCGTCTCCTGAGTAGCCTATTCGACACTGGTGTCACAACGACATCACGTCTCGAGGCTATTCTAAGAGGCTCATTAGTTCCGACTGAGCTGTAGGGGGTGTGTTATATGTGGAAGATCCATAGGTTGTTACGGCAGATCGTACGATTTGCCGGTAACTTCCTAAAGAACTGTCCACTTTGGCTACGAGAGAGGATCAGAGATCTTCTCTCTCGGATGTTGGAAAAGGTCGAAAACCTTGCCACTAATCCGACTAGCCAAGATTTGAGACAGACCCTAATTGACTGTTTGTTATTAGGGTTGATTATACTCATGACGATTAATTCGTACATGATATATATCGGTCTCGCATCTTAAGCACACACACTCACTCAACAAAGGAGGAATGTCTAATGAGACCATGCCACGCATTCCATGCTGTGGAAACACTGAGAAATTCTTTCTCGGTTACCTTGCGCAGGAAAGGTGTTGTCTTAACAGACAACGACAGTGCGACAGTCCTTGATGTCTATCAACAATTGGTAGCATTGATGATTGATTTAGACTACCTGCACCCCGAAACACTAAAGAGAGATGCACGCAGGCTCTGGGCCGACATGGTCCAGGCGGACGTGTTTGATCTCAATAGTGCGTTTGCCGAGTGCTTGCAATGCGTTCGCATGCAAGACTTCAGAGGGTTTAAAGGCCTCTGCTCTCGTATTAGCTCTCATCTTTACCCTATGGTAAAGCGTGATAAAGAGCTAGCGCGGGAAGGCGACGTCATTGCGGCGGGCCGATTGATACAGCTATTTAGCTATACCAGTCGTCTCTCGCTAAATGATATCGACTTAACTCAGCAGTTGCTGGAATCTTATCTGGAGAATGAGGAAGCAATTCCTCAAGAGTATCCAGACGAGATTCTCCAACGTTTGAATAGAATTATTCGACGTTGGATAGGACCTTTCTGTCCAGGTGAGATTCACCCTTACCATGGTCCTGGGGGGATCGCCGAACATGGTCGATGCGCTCTCGAAGCTAAGTATAATTGCTTAGCGACCGATCAGCGTCTCGAATATGCTTTTGGCAATCCCTGGTGGTTATCTGGTAACCCCTCCCAACACCTGAATCGGACTTCCAGAACGGTATTCGTACCTAAGAGTTATAAAACTTTTAGGACAATATCGATGGAGCCGACCACCTTGCAGTATTTTCAGCAAGGTGTTTGGCGTCAGGTTGAATCACTGGTCGATTCCAATCAATACTTACGGAACCATATTGGTTTCCGCGAGCAAGAAAGGAACCGAAAATTAGCACAGGAGGGATCGATAAATCGTAATTATGCGACTATCGATCTGTCCGCAGCTAGTGACTCGGTAGGTTACGAGTTAGTTAAGCGGTTGTTTCGTGGAACCTGGCTGTCGCGTTATATCGTGGCAACGAGGTCGACACATACGCTGCTTCCTGACGGTCGCGTGATTGAGTTGAAGAAGTTTGCTCCAATGGGTTCAGCTTTATGCTTTCCTATTGAAACAATCGTCTTCGCTTCGATCTGCGAATACGTAACCCGGGCCCACCGCTTCGCCGGTAAATACTCTGTTTTCGGCGATGACATCATTGTTCCCACACCTTGTGTGGAGGAAACGATTGATATACTTCAACGTCTAGGATTTCATGTTAATCATGATAAATCCTACTATCAACCTACCTGCTGGTTCCGCGAAAGTTGCGGAGGCGAGTATGTCGATGGATTCGACGTCACACCTATGAAGGTGAGTCGGAAGTATGCCAGTCGTGAACAAGACGTTCGGTTTGACAAACTAATCGCTCTATCGAACACCGCTTACCTCAAAGGATATCGTCATCTTCGTTATTTCTTTCTAATGAAGATACGACGTTCCTACGGGAAGGTGTTGTTCAGTCCACAGTGCCTCCTCGCTGATAGTTATAGTAACTATCATGCGAAAAAGCGCTGGAATCCTAATCTCCAGCGTATCGAAGTTCGAGTTGATACTCTAATTTCGAAATACACAAAAGATAATAAGGCTTCACAGGACGAGTCGATTAGGTACCGACACTGGCTAGAATCTACCTCCGAGCGTTCTACGCTAGGAGACGGATACGAGTCAGTGATCTGCCGACCGACGGTGGTCACGAAGAGGACCTGGATGCCGAAACCGTATGAGCTCTCTGATCAAGAGTTCATCGATCAGCATACAGGTAGAGGATAAATCCCCTCCTCTATAACCAAAGGGTGGTTGGGTCTGGTGTCTCCTTAAGATGCCAGGTGCTTTCGTCATGCAATCTTTGGCTTCGCCATATCGGTATGACGATTCCTTATTGCAGGTGCGAAA